CCGAGTTCACTGGCAAGAAAGGCTTTAAGCAAGCCGAAACAGCAACAGACAAGATGACCAAGAATGTCAAGAAATTGGCAGGGGCATTGGGTCTGGCTTTTGGTGGACAGCAGATTCTTGCTTATGGTAAGGCTGCCATTAAAGCAGCAGCAGAAGATGAGAAGGCACAGAAGCAATTAGCCCTAGCTCTTAAGAATGTTGGACTTGGTCGAGATGCCGCATCTTCTGAGGAGTACATTCAGAGATTACAAAGCGAGTTCGGCATCCTTGATGACAAGCTGCGCCCTGCGTATCAGACATTAGCGGTAGCAACACAAAACACTAACGAGGCACAAAGACTTCTCAATCTTTCATTAGACATAAGTGCTGCAACTGGCAAAGATTTAGCATCGGTTACAGGAGCGTTAAGTCGTGCATACCTGGGTAATAATGCTGCGCTATCTAGATTAGGCGTAGGTATCTCAAAAGCAGATCTTAAAGCTGGCAAGTTCGAAGATATCATTGGACAACTTGAAACAACATTCGCAGGTGCTGCAACACAATCTGCTAATACCTTTCAAGGTTCAATCGATAAGTTAGCAGTTGCATCTGCTAACGCTTCCGAGATTATTGGTACAGGTCTAATCGATGCTCTTAAAGGCTTAGGCGAACAGGATTCAGTCGATAACTTAGCAACTGCCATGCAGAATACAGCGATCTACATTGCCGATGTCATCCGTGGTGTTGGAGAGCTGACAGAGAAGCTAAAGTCATTGCCCGGGGTTTCTGGATTAAATGTTGGAATGATTCCGATTCTTGGTACTTATCTAGAGATCTTAAGAGGTATGGGTCAAGTCGCTGGTGGTGCTGGTATAGAGGCACAGGGATTAGCGGATCTAGCCAGATTACAAGCTGAGTATGTTGTCAAGACTCTAGGGGCTAAGAAGAAACTCACAGCAGAAGAAATAAAAGCTTTAAAGGCTGCTAGATTAAAACTGGCTATTGATAAGGCAAACATTGCTCTTGGCAAGGGTGAAGAAGTCTTTGACATGGAAAAGATCCAGAATGCAGCAGCTCTTAAGAATCAAGCAGAGTTGTTAGCAAAGTCCACGACAGACACACAAAGATTACAAATTGCGAACGATACTGCTCGCCTTAACCTTAAGAAGTCAATTTCTGATTTAGAGGATGCTATAGCCTCTAAGGATGAAGCAGCCATTACTGCTGCAACCAAGAGACTTAATGAAGATCTAAAAATCTTTAGTGCATTGTCTAATCAGAATCTAAAGCTTGCGGACATTAAATCAATTCTTGAAGGTCTTAAGCCAGCCGATTTAGTAAATCTGGGCAACTTAGATGCAGCCCTTGCTAAGATCCGAGAAATGCTGGACTTGCTTTCTAAAGCCAATACCGAAAGCAAAGCCAAGATACCAACAAGCGGATCACTAGGTTCAGGCATTCCAGCAGGAGACTTTATCGCGCCTATCTCAACAGCAGGCGGATCTATTGGGGCTATCCTTGAATATGCAGATGCAGCCTCAGCTCGTGCTACTGCTTTTGCAGATTTATTAGATATGCAGAATGCTCAAGATCTACGCGACCTCATTGCTTATCAAAGTTCAGTAGGCGACTTTGGTGGATATAGCCCTAACATGAACCGAGGCGCAGGTTATGGTTCAAGTGCTGGCATGAATATCAATGTCATAGCTCCAGCAAGAAATCAAGAGCAAGAAGCCAGAGATATTATTGATGTATTGCGACAGGCGGGTTACAGAGGCACAGAGAGCCTAGTGCTTCTATGACATGGATTCCAGAATGGCGCATAACAGTCGGTACGACTGTGTACACCAATGTAACTGGGGTAAGTCTTACTACAGGTCGCATTGATATCGATCGCCAATGTCAAGCGGGTTATGCTCGTATGGACATCATTAACTCAACCAATGCCCTCTTTGACATCGATGTTACAGATTCCCTGACTTTAGAGCTTAAAGATAGCGGTGGCACTTATGTGCCTGTATTCGGTGGCACAGTCTCAGACTTCTCAACTTCAGTCAGAAGCCCAGAAGAAATAGGCTATGTAACTCTCGGGTCAATCCTTGCAGTCGGTGCTCTGGCTAAACTGCCTAAGGCGATCTACACAGATTCTGTGGCACACAATTTAGATGGCGAGCAGATCGCAATTATTCTTGAAGATCTGCTAGTCAATGAATGGATAGAAGTAGCACCTGCACTTCAATGGGTCAATTACGATCCGACTACTACATGGGCTAATGCTGAGAATGTAGGATTGGGTGAGATTGATTCTGGTCTTTATCAAATGGACAACCTTAGTGCAGCAGATCGCAACACACAGACTTTAGTACAGCAGATAGCAGACAGCGCACTCGGAACGCTTTACGAGGACAAGCAGGGTCGTATAGCCTATGCAGATGCGGATCATAGAAGTAATTACTTAGCAGCTAATGGCTCAACCCAGTTAGACGGCAATTACGCATCCCCTGCCAGTGTTAAGTCAATCCTTCAGATTGGCAAGATCCGTAACAGCGAGATCGTGCGCTATGGCAATGATTACGGCAGCACATATTCAGCCACAGACGATGCTTCTATCACTGCCTATGGTCGCTATCAAAGGACATTCGATTCCAACATCCGCTTTCTGGCAGACATTGAGGACATCATCGAGCGCGATCTAGCCTTGCGCGCAACACCTAGAACACAGCTAGATCAGATCACTTTTAGACTTGACAATCCTCTCATGCCAAATGCCCTCAGAGATGACCTAATTAACCTTTTCTTTGGCGAGCCAGTAGTTATTACTAACCTACCTTTCAACATGTTCGAGGGGTACTTCTCAGGCTTTGTAGAGGGCATCTCTATGAGAGCCACACCAACTTTTGTTGATGCGACTATCTATGTCTCACCTACAGACTTTTCACTTATAGCCCCGACATGGGCAACAGTACTTCCAACTAACACCATCTGGAGTGGCGTAAATGGTACACTACAGTGGACTAAAGCGATCGGAGCTCTAACCTAATGGCAACAACAACCCCTAATTTTGGTTGGGCAGTACCAACCAGTACTGACCTAGTCAAGGATGGCGCAGTAGCCATTGAGACCTTAGGCGATTCTATCGATGCATCGCTTGTCGATCTAAAGGGTGGCACTACAGGTCAAGTACTAGCTAAGGCATCTAACACAGACATGGACTTCTCATGGGCTACTGCTGGTGGTGCTTCAGGAATGACTTTAGTCGCCCGAACAAGTTTTACAAATGTAGCAAGTCAAGCATTCGACAATGTGTTTTCATCATCTTATTTTAGTTATCTTGTTATAATCGAACAGATCTATGCAGCAACTAATTCAGATGATTTACAAATGCAGATGCGACATGGATCAACAACTATCACGAGCAGCCAATACAATGGCAATTTAATTTCAACTGATAGAGCAAGCACAACCATAACAAATACTGCCCAGTCAGGAACTGCCCAATTTACGCTTGGGTTAGTCTCGGGCGATGGAGCAGAATCAAATGCTTATCAAATGACTTTTACAAAAGTGGGCAATACCACACAAGAGCCTCTGTGGTCGGGTACTGGCGTAACAGGTGGCAATCTTTATGGTATGGCTACTTTTGGTGGCTCTGTTCATAATCAACAAACCTACACAGGATTTTTACTAAAATCATCATCATCAAACATCACAGGAGTTGTCTCTGTTTACGGATTGGCGAAAGCATAATGACACTAGAAATTGGCATTTTTGATGCAATAACAAACGAAAACATCGTGCGCGAAATGACAGACGATGAAAAAGCAATTCGCATGGCAGAAATTGCAGACTGGGAAAAAGACAAAGCAGATAAATTAGCAGAAGTAGAAGCAAAAGAATCCGCTAAATCTGAGTTGCTTGCCAAGTTAGGCATTACGGCAGACGAAGCAGCTCTCTTACTTGGATGAAAGTCAAACTCTCTAAAGCTGCTATTCAATTAAGAGAGCAGATAGATGACTCGTTCCCAGATCGTGACCGCACATCGGATGGTTGGATCGGTGATACCCGACACGCTGCTCGCAAGTCAGATCATAATCCTGATGAGCAGGGCTGGGTTCGTGCCATTGATGTGGACAAAGACTTATTCAAGGGCGGTAAGCCAGACATCATGGGAGATCTTGCTGATCAGCTTCGCACCTTGTCCAAGTCAAAAGCAGACAAGCGTATTAGTTACATCATTTACGATGGACGAATCTGCTCGAGCATCCTCAACTGGAAATGGCGTAAGTACACAGGGGCTAACAAACACACTAAGCACATGCATGTTAGCTTTAAGAAAGAAGCTGACAATGATGGGGCTTTTTTTCAAGTATCTATGTTAGGTGGAGAATAATGAACGAACTAAAGACAGCAGCAGGCTCATGGGCTAGAGCATTTCTAGTAGCAGTAATCTCAATGGCAGCAGCTGGGGTCACAGATCCTAAGGCTCTCATTGCAGCAGGTGTTGCTTCTATTCTTCCACCTGTACTGCGCTACCTATCACCTAATGATCCTTCTATGGGCATCAAGAAGTGACACAGTCCGACTTCTTCACGCTTTACCTTGCCACCATTGCAGCACTCGGTGGCTTGTCTGGCTATGTAATCACACACCTGTTGTCTGAGATCAAAAGACTCAACACGCGAGTCGATGAGATCTATAACATATTGCTTGACAGGTAGCATTGTGCTATGGCAAGAAAAGCAACTAAGGCGTTAGAGGAACAAGGTTACTCAAAGCTCGATGCTTATTGCATTGGACTTTATGAGTACTTCTGCTCATTAAAGCGAGCAGGTTTCGCAGAGGACATTGCCATGTTCATGATCACAGAACCGCAAGCCTATCCTCACTGGATTCTGCCTGATCCCATTGACCCTGAGAAGTTCGGGGATTACGAAGATGAGGATGATGACTAAACGCAGATACCTGGTGAT